CCGCATGGACGGCCAATCCAAGATCGCCGCGCCGATCTCCCCCGCCAAGGGCAGCGCAACCCTGTCGCCCTTCGTTCAACTCGGCGCCCGCTGATCGGGCCTGAACCTCAAGGAGAAATCACATGTTTCCCAATGCAAAAGGCAGCGAGCAGCTGGCCATCCTCTCCACGCTCGATCCGTCCAACCAGGCCGTCGGTGCTGCCGCCACGACCTGGATCCCACTGAGCGGCTATCACAGCCTGCTGGCCGTGATCGAAACTGGCGCCCTGGCTGCTGGCGCCACGGTGGACGCCAAACTGCAGCAGGCCAGCGACAGCTCGGGCACTGCAGCCAAGGACATCACCGGCAAAGCGATCACGCAGCTGATCCAGGCTGGCAACGGCGCAAGCCGTCAGGCCTTGATCAACCTGCGACCCGAAGAGCTGGACGTGAACGGGGGCTTTGCCTTCGTGCGACTGGTGGTGACGGTGGGCACGGCGGCGGCTTTCACGGCTGCGCAGCTCTTGGGCATGAACCCGCGCTACGAGCCAGCCGACGGTGCCAACCAGGCTGCTGTGGCCCAGGTGGTCTGAACCGCTGGCAGTTGAGAGCCTGGCATGCCCTTGCAGCTCATCACCCCAGCGGCGCAGGAGCCGGTCTCGATCTGGGAGGCCAAACAGCACCTTCGAGTGGACTTTGATGAAGATGATGCGTTGATCCTGGCGCTCATCAGCGCGGCGCGCCAGTCGGCAGAAATGCTCACTGGCCGCCAGTTCATCACAGCCCGCTGGAAACTGGTGCTCGACAGCTTTCCCGGCCCGAGCCTGATGGGGGTGCCTGCTGGCGTTCCCTTCACCCTGCCCGGGCATGCTGTTCTGTTGCCCAAAGGTCCGGTGCAAACCGTTGTGGCCATCAACTACCTGGACATGACGGGCAGCCTTCAAACGATGCCCGCCGCCAACTACGCGTGCGACCTGGCCTGTGAGCCTGCCCGCATCACACCCGTCTTCGGGCAGATCTGGCCCATCCCACTGCCGCAGATCGGGGCGGTGAGCGTCACCTTCGACGCGGGCTACGGTGGTCCGCAGCAGGTACCCGAGGGCATCAAGAGCTGGATCAAGCTCAGGGTGGGCAGCCTGTACGCCCACCGCGAAGACATTGCCGCGCTCTCCCGGGGGCGCATGGAGGCGGTGCCGTTTTTGGACGGCCTGCTCGACCCCTACCGAATGGTGCTTGCATGATTCCCATCCGAGCCGGTCAGCTCAACCGCCGCATCCAGATCCAGCGCCAGAGCACCGTCCAGGACAGCATGGGCGGGTCCCAGCGCACCTGGATCCATGTGGCCACGGTCTGGGCAGGGATCCAACCCCTGGCTGGCCGCGAGCTGGAAACCGCCCAGCGCATGGCCAGCGACATCACGCACCAGATCACGGTGCGCTACCAGCCCATCTTCTTTGACACCCGGGTGGTTGCCGGATACCGGGCGCTGTACAAGGCGCGGGTTTTCAACATCCATGCGGCGCTCAACGAAGAGGAGCGCAACGCCTTCATCACCTTGCTCGCTTCGGAGGGGCTTGACGATGGCTAACTCTGAAGTCGTACAGGTCCAGGGACTGGACCAGCTGAGCCGGGCTTTGAAAGAGTTGCCTGATAGGGTGGCCCGAAACGGCCTGCGCGCATCCGTCTACGCAGGCGCCAAGGTGATCCGCGACGAAGCCCGTCTCAAGGCGCCCTTGGCGATCGCTGCCCTTGGCCCCAGTCAGCCGCCACCTGGCACCCTCAAGCGCTCGGTGATCATGAAACAGATCCCCGAACTCTCGGGCAAGAGTCGCCAGACGTTTTTCGTGACGGTGCGCCACGGCAAGAAATACCGCAAGCAGGGCAAGAAGGGCAATCTCTCGCAGGATGCCTGGTACTGGCGCTTTGTGGAGTTCGGCACCGTGAAGATGGCTGCTAGCCCCTTCCTGCGTCCGGCCTTTGACCTGCGCAAGAACGACGCCCTGGACGCCATCAAGAACCGGCTTGCCGAGCGCATTGAGCAGGCGGTGCAGGAGCTTGGCCCGTGATCCAGCAGGAAATCTACTCAGCCCTGTCGGGCGTGGCCTGTGGGCGCGTGTATCCCAACATCGCACCCAACAACGTGGCCAAGCCCTATGTGGTCTACGCCCGGGTCTCCAGCAGCCCGGAAAACACCCTCAGCGATGGCTCGCCCATCGACAACCTGCGCTTGCAGATCGACTGCTACGACAGCACATATGCCGCTGCCGTGGCACTGGCCGAGGCGGTCAAGAGCGCGTTTGACGCCAGCGCCATCACCCACCTGCTGCTTCAGGAGCAGGACCAGTTCGAGCCCGATGCCTTGCTGCACCGGGTGATCCTGGATTTTTCTCTCTGGCATCACCGATAAGGAGTTCACCATGTCCAGTACCGCCATCTCGGCGCAAGGGACCACCGTCAGCATTGGCACTTCAAGTGGTTCCGCCCTCAACATCACCGCCGTGGCGCTCACCAACCCGTGTCGGGTGACGCTCTCCTCGGTCACGGGCCTCACCAAAGGCGATGTCCTTTCATTCGGCTCAGTCGTGGGCACCACGCAACTCAACGGCAACAGCTATGTGGTCCAGTACATCGAGCCCTCCACCAAGATCGTGACCCTTGCGGGCGTGGACGCGACAGGATTCACGGCCTGGAGTAGTGGCGGCAGCGCCACCCCCTTGCTGTGGACCAAGATCTCCAACGTCAAGAGCTACAACGGCTTCGATGGCGCCGCTTCCGAGATCGAGCGCACCAACTTCGACTCCACGGCCAAGGAATTCATCCTTGGTCTGGTCGATCCGGGCTCTTTCGCGATGGAAGTGGACCAGGACAACAGCGACCCGGGGCAGCTGGCGCTGATGACCGCCCAGGTCACGGGCCTGGCCAAGAGCTTCAAGCTGCTGCTGCCCAACGGCAACAGCGCCACCTTCACGGGCTATGTGAAGAAATTCAACAGCCAGGGGGCGGTCGATCAGGCCATTCGCCGCTCGGTGGACCTGCGCATCTCGGGGCCTATCACCTGGGCTTGATCACCATAGCCTGATTTGGTTCAACTTGACACCTGTTTTGTGAAGCGGATAATGCGTTGTAATACAAGTGATACGGAGTATTGCAGCCATGACTGCCAAAACCATCAACGTGCGTTTGCCCGAAGCCCTTTATAACCAGATCGAAGAGCTGGCCAAGGCCACGGCGCGTACCAAGAGCTTCCTTGCAATCGATGCGCTGACTAACTATGTGCAGCGTGAGTCCTGGCAGATTCGTGACATTCACGAGGGCATTGCAGAAGCCGATGCTGGCGAGTTCGCCACAGACGATCAGGTCAAAGCCGTGTTTGCCAAGTACGGTGCCTGATCCATGGCTTTGAAATGGACCAGGACTGCGTTGCGCAGTGTTGATGAGATTGCAGGATTCATCGCCAAGGACAATCCCACCCGAGCCACCAGCTTTGTGCTGGAGCTCAAAGAGGGGGTGACCAAGTTGCAAATCCACCCAGGCATGGGCCGAGCAGGCCGAGTGCCTGGCACCCGCGAATTGGTGCTGCACAAGAACTACATTGCCATTTATCGCGTGCGCGGCGATGACGTCGAAATCCTGAGGCTTCATCACGTCGCCCGAAATCTGTAACGCCAGCGGTTGCGCCTGATGGCCTGACCGTTGTTTTTTCCTTGCACCCAACGAACCCGCCTTGTGCGGGTTTTTCATTTCTGGAGTTTTTATGTCACTGCTTTCCAAAACCGACATCCTCAGCATCAACGATCTCAAAACCGAAGATGTGGCCGTGCCCGAATGGGCAGGCACCGTGCGCATCCGCAGCCTCACGGGCCGTGAGCGCGATACCTTTGAAGCCAGCCTTGTGCGGGGCGAGGGCAAGGACCGCAAGGTCGACATGACCAATATGCGTGCCCGCCTGGTGGGCCTGACCGTGATCAGCGAGTTCGGAGAGCGACTCTTCACCGACGACGAGATCGATCTGCTGGGCGCCAAGTGCGGCGCAGCCCTGGACCGGGTGTTCACGGCTGCGCAGCGGCTCAATGGGCTGTCCTCCGAAGATGTGGATCAACTCACAAAAAACTCGAGCGGCGTCCAGAGCGCCGTTTCTACTTCCGCCTCTGCCTTACCCTCGGCTACCGACACCCAGACCAGCTCCTTGAGCAGCTGAGCAGTCAGCAACTGGCCGAGTGGATGGCCTTTGCCCGGCTGGAGGGCTTGCCCGATGTGCGCGCGGATTTTGGCTATGGCCAGATCTGCGCAACGCTGGCCAATGTCCACCGCCGCGAAGGTCAGGAAGGGTTTTCTGCAGCGGACTTCATGCCGTCCCTGAGGGGGAATGTTGATCGTGCGGACCCGACTGAACTGGATGGCCATCCCCAGCGCCAGGCTTCGCTGGCGCAGCCCACCGACGTGCAGGTGCACAGCCGAATGATTGCCGCCCTGCTGGGCAGGAAGGAATAAGCCCACCATGGCAACGCTTGCAAGTCTCGTCGTGAGCCTGGAGGCCAACATCGCCCGTTTCGAGTCCGACCTGAACAAGGCCGAATACATGGCTCAAAAGGCCATGGACTCGATCGCCAATGTGTCCGAGACGGCCATGAAATCCGTCAAGGGGGCGGTGGCGGCCATGGCTGCGGCCTACACCTTCGATGCCTTTGCCGATGGCATCAAGGGGGCGATCTCTTCGGCCGCCGAGTTGGACCACATGGCCCAGAAAACCGGCGCCTCGGTGGAGGCGCTCTCCGGCCTCAAGTCCGCTGCCAAGCTCTCGGGCACCAGCCTGGAGGAAGTGGGCGGCGGCCTGCAAAAGCTCTCCAAGGCCATGTTCGAGGCGGCTGGAGGCAGCCAGAAACAGTCGGACATGTTCCGCACGCTGAGCATCTCGGTCACCGACACGTCTGGCAAGCTGCGCGATTCGGGTGAGGTGATGCTCGATCTGGCCAAGAAACTCAGCGAGATGGACAGTGGCACCCAGGCCGTTGCCACGGCCCAGATGCTGCTGGGCAAGAAGGGCGCGCAGCTGATGCCCTTCCTGCGTGATCTGGCCGAGATCGGGGAGCTCAACGCCAGGGTCACGGCCGATATGGCCGCGCAGGCGGATGCCTATGAGAAAAATCTGATCCGGCTGGAGGGGCGCAAGAAGGCGCTGTACAACATCATTGCTGCAGGGGTTCTGCCTGCCATGGTCGATTTCACGGACGCGCTGGTCAATGCGGGCAGCATGACCCAGCGCCTCAATGAACAGGCCCGCCAGCTCCAGCAGGACAACACCATCGAGGCCTGGGCACGCAATGCCGCGCGCTTTGTGGCGGCCGTCATCGATGTCTTCGATGCAGTGATCCGCATCATCCGCATCGTGGGCAACGCCATTGGCGCGGTGGTCGCAGACATCGTCTCCATAGTGGGCTTTGTGGACGGCATTGGCCAGGAGATGCTGAGCGAAAAATCGCTCGACCCGGTTAGGCGCCGCTTTGCCAGGCTGACATCGGATCTGACCAGCCATGCCGAGGGCTTCAACGAGGACATGGCCCGGATCTGGAATGCGCCGCTGTTCCTGACCAAACTCGAAGAGCAGTTTGCCAAGCGTGATGCGGGTCTGAAGAAGCCTGAACCCACAAGCAAGCGCTCGTATGAAATACCGGACCTGAGCACACCCAAGAAGAGCCCCTTCGAGTCCTACCTGGACTCGCTCAATGTGGACCTGACCCGCGACAAGCTGGGCAAGTACGAGGCCATGATCGAAAAAGGCCGCCTCCTCGCAGAAAAGGAGGGGCGCTTGGGCGAGATGTCCAAGGTGACGCAGTCGGTCTCGCAGATTCAGAAGATCGATGAGGGCAAGCGCATCGATGCCTTCGTGCATGGCCTGCAGATGGCCAACGACCAGTACGAGTTCCAGAACAGCCTGATCGGGCTCAACGCCCGTGAGCAGGAAATCGTCAATGTGGCGCGCAGGAACACCCTGGCCGTGGACCAGCAGATCTGGGATGCAGAAAAGGGCGGCGCCAAGCTCTCGGCCGAGGCCCAGCAGCGACTGCGCGATGAGGCCCAGAAATCCACCGACGCGCTGGTGGCCGCCATCAACCGCCGTTGGGAGGCCGAGCGGGCCTGGGACACCGGGGTTGCCAAGGCGATCAACAACTATCTGGACAACGTGAGCAATGCAGCGGCGCAGTCCGAGCGGCTCTTTACCAATGCCTTCAAGGGCATGGAAGACGCCCTGGCCAACTTCGTGAAGACGGGCAAGCTGGACTTCAAGAGCCTGGCTGACTCGATCATCACGGACCTGATCCGAATCCAGGTACAGAACTCGGTCATGAAACCGCTGGCGCAGGCCACCAGTGGGCTGTCTTTGTCTGGCCTCTTCAGCAGCGCGGGCAACTTCCTGTCGGGGTTGTTCCGGGCCGATGGTGGTCCCGTGGCCGCTGGCCAGCCCTACATCGTGGGTGAGCAGGGGCCCGAATGGTTCATCCCGAATGGTGCTGGAACGATCCTGCCCAACGGCAAGTCACCGGCCACCCCTTCGGCATCCGACAGCAGCACTTCGGCGCCGCAAGGGCCGATCAACATCAACTTCTCTGTGAATGCCATGGACGCGCGCAGCTTTCAAAGCGCGATGGTCCAGAACAAGGCGGTCGTGGTGGGCATCGTCAACCAGGCGCTCAACATGCGCGGGCGCTATGGCATCACGGCCTGATCCGGATAGGAAAACATCATGAGCGGCACGTTTCCGGTGTCTCCGTCGCCCAGCGCCATCAAGATCCAATCCTACCAGCCCACCCGGGTTTCGCTCTCGCACAACCTGCGCCGCAGCACCCGCACCACGGGGGCCCAGCGCTGGGTGATCACGGCCGACTGGGTGGGCCTCACCCGTGCCCAGTTCGCCCCGATCCAGGCCTTTTTGCTCAGTCAGCGCGGGCAATGGGACAGCTTCTCGGCGGTATTGCCCGTGCACCGCTCCCCGCAAGGCGTGGCCACGGGCGCTCCTGTCGTGAATGGCACGGCGCAGCAAGGCAGGGCACTGATGACCCGGGGGTGGACGGCCAGCATGGCCGGGGTCCTCAAGGCGGGCGACTTCATCGGCATCTCGGGCCAGACCAAGGTCTACATGCTCACGGCCGATGCCAATTCGGATGCCTCGGGCGTGGCTACTCTGGCCATCGAGCCCGCGCTCATGGTCAGTCCTGGCGATGGGGTAGCGGTTTATGTGCGCAGCGTGCCTTTCACCCTGGCGCTGGGCAGCGACACGCTCGAGAGCGCTGTGGCGCCCGGCGGCATCTACAACTTCTCGCTCCAGCTGGTGGAGTCATTTTGAAAACGGCTCTTGCAGTGGAGCTTACTGAGGGCAGGTGAAACATGGATCGCGGTGCAAGTGCAGATTTCATTTCGGAAATCCTCAAATCCAACAACCAGCCGGTGTACCTGGTCGAGGCCTGGTTCGACGATGGCACCATTCGCATGACCGATGCTTGGATCAACGTGCTCTGGAATGCGAACACCTACACGGCCAATGGGCAGTATCTGGGCTTCACGGGTCTGACCGAGAGCAGTGACATGAGCATCCCGAACGTCACGGTGCAGGTCTCGGCCGTGGATCAGGTCTGGATCGCCATTGCGCTCTCGAAACCCTACATCGACCGGCGCATTGCCATCTACAAGGCCTTCCTGGACTACCGGCAGGCGGTGATCAGCAGTCCCTTGCTGGTCTTTGATGGCCGCATCGATGCCATGGAGATCTCGGACGACCCGGCAGGCGGCACCTGCACGATTGCCGTGACGGCCAGTTCACAGTGGGTGGATTTCCAGAGGACCCCGGGTCGGCACACCAACGATCAGGAAGAGCAGATCTGGTTCCCGGGTGACCGGGGATTTCAGTTCGTCACCAACATCAACCAGCAAATCAAGTGGGGGGCCGTGTGAGCTACACCTTTGCACGCATCCCGATGGCCAGCTGCATCGATGAACTTCAAAGCCTGGCCGAGCGCGAGTACGCCGAGGTGGGCCAGAAGGACCTGGCCGAACTGAATGTCGACTGGGACCGGTACTGCGAGCTGGACGCTGCAGGCAAGCTGGCCACCTTTGTTGCCCGGCGTGATGGCGCCATCGTGGGCTATGCGGTCTTCATCATTCAGCACCACATCCACTACGCGCACGCCCTGGTGGCGGCCAACAGCGCCGTGTACATGGCCCCCGAAGCCCGCGCTGGGCGTGTGGTGCTCAAGCTGCTGCGCTACTCGGAACTGGGTCTGAAAGCTCAGGGTGTGCGCAAGGTGTATTACCACGTCAAGCGAGAAAAAGACTTCGGTCGCCTGCTCGAGCACCTGGGCTACCGGGATGTCGAGCGCATGTACGCCAGAACCCTGGAACCGGCTTCTGACACTCTGAAAGGTTCGTAATGGCTGGCGTTGTCATCGGTGCCATCGTCGGCATGGGAGCCGCCGAAGCTGCCAGCGCCGTGGTCGCCGATGCCGTGCTGGGCACCGTCATCGAGTCTGGCATCACGGCAGCGGCCACGGATGTGCTGGGCGCCTCCATTGCCACGGCCAATTTCATTGGCGGAGCAGCAGGGTTGGTGGCAGGTGGCATGGCCAACCTGGCCGTGCAGTCGGTGCTGGGAACCATGTCGCCCAGCCGCAGCCAATCGGCGCTGGCCTCTGCGCAGGCGCAGGGCATCCTCATCAACTCCCAGAGCAATGTCGATCCGATTGGCGTGATCTACGGCCGCCGCCGTGTGGGCGGAACCCGGGTCTTCATCGAGGTCTCGGGTGCCAACAATGAATACCTGCATGTTGTGATCGTGCTGGCCGAGGGGTCGGTGGCGGCGATTGACAACGTGTACCTGGACGATGTGCTGTCCACCGATCCCAAGTTTGCGGGGTTAATCACCATCAGCAAGCACCTGGGTACGCCCGGACAGGCGGCGGATGCGGCGCTCACCGCCGCTGTACCCAAGTGGACCAGCGCCTGCACGCTCAGCAACTGCGCCTACCTCTATGTTCAGCTCAAGTACGACAGCAACGCCTTCTCGGGCTTGCCCACCTTCACTGCCGATGTGCGCGGGCGAACGCTCTATGACCCGCGAGATGGCCAGACCCGCTACTCGAACAATGCGGCGCTGGCCGTCCGGGACTACCTGACCAGCACCCTGTATGGCAGGGCTATTCCCCCAAGCGCCATCGACGACGCCTCATTCGTGGCTGCGGCCAACGCCTGTGACGCGCGGATCGCAGCGCCCAGCTTTTCGGCGGTGTTCACGGCCGATCCGGTCGCCAACACACTCACATTCGCCCAGCCCATTGCACTGGAGACGGGCGATGGGGTGCAGGTGAGCGCCGCGACCACCTTGCCTGCGCCCCTGAACGCTGCGGTCACGTACTACGCCATCCGCACCACGGACACGACTTACCAACTGGCGATCTCGGTGGCCAATGCCTTTGCCGGTGTGCCGCTGGTGCTCACCAGCAGTGGAGCGGGGCAGTTGACCCTCACTCAGGTGGACTACGCCGCCTACACCTGTGACGGCAGCGTGGACACCAGCCAGACGGCCTACGACAACATCCGCTCGCTGCTCACGGCCTGCCGAGGCATGCTGGTGTTCAGCGGGGGCAAGTACCGCCTGGTGCTGGATATTGCCACCACCGCGTCCAGCTTTGGGTTCAGCGAGAGCAACATCACGGGCTCCTGGGTGATCTCCCAGGCGGGCAAACGGGCCAAATACAACCGCGTCACAGCAGGGTTCTACAACCCGGCCAAGAAGTGGCAGCCCGATCTGGCCACAGTGGAATCCACGGCGCTGCGGGCCACAGACAACGGCCTGGTGCTCGCATCCAAGATCGACCTGCCGTTTTCTGCAAGCGTCTACCGCGCGCAGAACATCGCGCAGCTCACCTTGAACCAAAGTCGCTACGGGCTGGTCGTGAAGTTCTCGGCGTTTCAGGAGGGCCTGCGCTGCGAGGTGGGCGATGTGGTCCCGATCGCGCATTCCACGCCGGGCTGGAGCGGCAAGCTCTTTCGGATCCTGCAGATCGAGATCAAGGACAACGACGAGGTCTACATCGTCGCCCGAGAGTACAGCGCAAGCATCTATGTGCAGGCGGTGCTCGCCCCGGCTGCGGTTGTGGCCCAGTCCAATCTGCCCGATCCATTCAGCGTGCCAGCGGTCCTGGGCCTGTCCCTGTCCTCTGGCACCAGCGAACTGCTGCGGCTGGCCGACGGCTCGGTGATCTCGCGTATCCGGGTGAGCTGGACCGCGCCCACCGAGGCCTATTCCCAAAAAGGGCAGGTCGAGGTGCAGCTCAAGCTCAGTTCGGACACGGGCTGGGCGCCTGTGGATCTGGTGGCTGCAGAGCTCGCCACAGCCTGGGCCTCTCCGGTGCAGGACGGCGTGAGCTACGACGTGCGCGTGCGCATCGTCAACGCCATCGGGTTTCGCGGCCCATGGACGCAGGCCACGGTGTCTGTGGTGGGCAAGACTGCGCCGCCCTCTGACGTGCCCTGGCTTCGGCTGGACGGCACGCGCCTGACCTGGGGCGCTGTGGGGGACATCGATCTGGACGGCTACCGGGTGCGCTGGCAACCCGGTACCAGCCGCTCCTGGTCGGACGCCCTGCAACTGCACTCCGGCCTGCTGTCGGTCTCGCCCTGGGATCTGGTGACCATTCCCTATGGGGCAGGGCAGATCCTGATCAAGGCGGTGGACACCACGGGCAACGAGAGCCTGAACGTCACGGCTATCGCCTGCAACCTGGGGGATGCGCCGGTCCAGAACGTGTTTGCCAGCTACCCGCTCAACACCACGCCCATCGTGGCCACCGACGCGTCTCACATGTGGAGCAGCGATGGCGCGCAACTGTGGACCAGCGACGCTGCCGTGTTCCTGGTGCCCCAGTACCAGGCGATCTCCTGGACGGGAGCGGTCACGTTCAACGACAGCGGCAACCTCACGCTCGCGGCCAGCATCACTGGCTACGCCTGGAAGATCACATGGAAGAAGTCCACGGATTCGGCCTTCGTGCCGTTTCCAGGACGGGCCTGGGTCGACGCGGGCGTGAGCTACCAGTTCGAGATCGATGTGGACCAGAGCAACTTGCAGGGCCTCATTGGTTCGGTGGTGGCCCAGATCGATGTGCCCGACAAGACCATCCGCTTGCCAGATGTGGCGATTGATGCTGGCGGCACCCGCCTGTCCATCGGCACGGGCTGGAAAACCGTGGTGATCGTGAGCCTGACGCTGCACGCCGATGGGGGCAGCGCCATGACGGCCCGGGTGGTCGACAAGTCCACCTCCGGACCACTGATCCAGTGTTTCAACGCCTCGGGCGCTGCCACGACAGGGGTCGTGGACGCCTACGTTCAAGGATATTGAGATGACCCAGTTGACCACGCCCCCCTTCAAGCGGGGCGATACCTTCGCTTTGTCTGGTGTTTTTAGGCAGAACGGGGCGGCCATGCAGCTGTCCACCCAGTGCATTCGCTCCCAGCTGCGCACGAGCACCGGGCAACTGGTGGCCACCCTCACGGCCAGCATCGATCCGGACCAGACCGTCAATCCCGGCCGGTTCTATCTGGCGCTGTCTGACCCGAGCCTCTCGGCCACCTTCCCGGCTCCGGCCAACCTCTACTGCGATGTGGAGGTGCATGACGGCGGCATGGTGCGCTCCACCGAAACCTTTGTGGTGCCGGTGGTGCCAGACATCAGCCAGTGAGGAGGTGTGAATGGCCGACTCACTGGCTGAATTCACCCCTTACACATCGGCTTTTGCGCCACTGAGCCTCACCTTGCAGGCCGACTGGGGCAGTACCTCGATCGATCTGAACCTCACCGTTCCTGGCCCGCAAGGCCCCAAGGGGGACCGGGGAGATGTCGGCCCACCGGGGCCACTGCCCGATGTCAGCACCCTGGCGCTGGACGCAGGCTACTTTTGAACGGAAAACAGCATGACCAACCTCATTCAAATCAAGCGCTCCTCGACCACCGCCACCCCGCCCAGCCTGGCTGCGGGCGAGCTGGCCTGGTCCGAGGTGAGCAAGACCCTGTTCATTGGTGAATCGGGCAACCTCGTGACCCCGGTTGGCGGGGCGGGGGTCTTTGCCAAGAAGACCGATGCCCTGTCCCTGACGGGCGATGCCAGCGGCAGCGGCACGCTCTCAGGCGGTGTGGCGGTGACCCTGGCCAACAGTGGGGTGGCGGCAGGTACGTACTCCAACGTGACGGTGGATGCCAAAGGGCGGGTGACCGGCGGGACCAACCCGGGCTACCTGCTGGCCAACCAGAACATCACCTTCTCGGGCGATGCCACGGGCACGGGCTCGACGTCTGTGGCCCTGACGCTGGCCAACAGCGGTGTGACTGCTGGCACCTACAACAACGCCGCCACCAGCATCACCCCGTTCACCGTGGATGCCAAGGGCAGGATCACATCCACGGGCGCAGCGGTCACGATCACACCGGCCTGGTCCAGCGTCACGGGCAAGCCGACCACGCTCTCGGGCTATGGCATCACGGATGCACTGGCTTTGGCAGGGGGTACGCTCACTGGCGCCTTGACGCTGGCGTCTGATCCCACGAACGCCCTGCACGCGGCCACCAAGCAATACGTGGACAACGCCATCACCGGGCTGGACTTCAAGGCTTCGGTTCGGGCCGCGTCCACGGCCAACCTCACGCTCTCTGGTACCCAGACCGTGGACGGGGTGGTTCTGGTCGCGGGTGACCGCATCCTGGTCAAGGACCAGACCACCGGAGCGCAAAACGGCATCTATGTGGTTTCAAACAGCACCTGGGCACGATCTGCCGATGCAGACAACAGTCCGGCGGGAGAAGTCACTTCTGGGCTGTATGTGTTTGTGGAGGAGGGCTCCACGAATGCGGATTCGGGCTGGGTGCTTGCTACCGCCAATCCGATCACCCTCGGGACCACCGGCCTCACGTTCCAGCAATTCAACGGACTGGCTCAGCTTACCGCTGGAACGGGCCTGATCAAGACTGGCAATACGCTGGCTTTGAACACGACTGGCGTGAGCGCTGGCACCTATTCCAGCCTCACAGTGGATGCCACCGGGCGAGTGACGGCTGCCAGCAACCCAGGCTACATCACCGGCAACCAGAACATCACCGTCTCAGGCGATGTCACGGGCAGTGGCACCACCTCACTGCCCCTGACCCTGGCCGCCAGTGGCGTGACAGCGGGGACCTACAACAACAGCACCACGGCCGTCTCGCCGATCACCGTCGATGCCAAGGGCCGGGTGACTTCGGTGGGCACGGCTGTGACCATGACCCCCGCCTGGTCGAGCATTTCCTCCAAACCCACCACGATTTCCGGATTTGGGATCACGGATGCCCTGTCCAGCAGCGCCACGCTTGACGGAGGCGCGTTCTGACCATGGCCAACACCATCTTGCACAAGCGCAGCAGCACGGCAGCGGCCGTGCCCACCGCCGCGCAGGTCACGATCGGTGAGCTGGTCCTGAACGTGGCCGACGGAAAGATCTATCTCAAACGAACCGACGGCGTGATCGTCACCTTTGTGCCGGGCTACGTGCCAGGGCAGGGGGATTCATCTCCGATGTGGAAATAACCGGGACGCACCATGACAGCGATACCTTCAAAAGCCAGTTTTACGGGGTCCACCGTGACGCAGGGCCAGTTCAAGACCTCCATGGACACCTTGAACGACTACCTCACGGGCCTCTTGGGCAGTGACGGGACGGCCGCGACGGCCCGATCCGCGCTGGGTGTGGTCAATGCCACGCCTCCGACCTACGCCCAGGTGATCAGCGCGCTGGGCTACACACCGCCGCAGCCTTCAGGCAGTGGGGCTTCAGGCACCTGGCCGATCAGCATTTCTGGCAATGCGGCCACTGTGGGCGGGTTGGCGCCGAGCAGCTTCGCCACTTCCGATTACGTGAACCAGTGTTTCAGCCTGTTCCAGAACTTCCTGACATTGTCGCCCGGAGGTACCCGCAGTGTGGGGTCACCTTCGTACTACCTCTGGACTTCCAATTTTGGTTCGCAGTGGGGGCGAGGGGCCTATTACACCAACATGTTCTATGCAGGGGCTTCGGGCAAATCTGTGATCGCGGTCAACGTCGGCAACTGCCGACTGACCCTCTACAACTACAGCGCGGTCAAGACCATTCAGATCAACCTGAGTGCGGTCATCAACTTCGCCTCGGATGATTCCTACGCATTTCAGATCTACAAGAACGGCAGCTACGTCGCAACCTACGGTGCCTATACGGCGCGCGGCGTGCAGTCCTACAACTTTGGCACGTTCACCGTGGAGCCAGGCAGTACCTGCTACTTTGACCTGTATGGCTCGATCCTGACGGGCTCGGGTGGTGACTCGTTGCTGATCAATTCGTTCACGTCCACCTACATCCAATTCATGTGAAGGATCCTCATGCAACGCCTTTATTTCAACTTCGCGACCGGGGACGTGCGGCTTGTGCCCGATGCCACCTGTCCGCCCATGACCGAGGAAACAAGTTTCCCGAACGCCATCGTGCCCGACGACGTCACGATGGACATGGTGTCCTTTGTGTTCAAGAACGGACTCCTGCAGCCCGACATCAAGTACCCCAGCATCCAGACCACCACACCAGCCGCAGCGACTGCAGCATCGACAGTTTCAGCATCCAGCCCTACAGGAGCCACCAATGCCAGCGCCTAATACCCAGCTGAGCCTCATCAGCAACCTCTGGATCAAGCTGATGACCTTTGAAAGCGCCGGTGACGTCAACGAAGGCCACAAACATGTGTTCGATCACCCGACCCTTTTGGTCAAGGGAAGCCTCGAAGTCGATGTCGAGGGCGAGAAAACCCGGTTCGATGCCCCACACATCATCTTCATTGCCCGGGGCACGGTTCATACCCTCACGGCCCTGGAGCCCGGCACCGTGGCTGCCTGCATCCATGCCATCCGAGATGGTGATCGGCACGAAGACATCGTGGATCCCTCCATGATTCCTGCAGGCATCAACCCCAACCACCTGCCTGAATTCATCAAGCCCCTGGCTTTGCCGCGGCAATACCGCTGAGCAGCGTTCCACAGCAACCGCCCGCCTGGCTCGTCCACGGCGGGCTTTTTTATTGGAGAAATCTATGCCTGAACCCACAAGCTCTTCTGTCGCTGGAGCCGCAGCGGCTTACAAGGCCATTGGAGGCTCGGCAGCCGCCGCAGCCGGAGGTGCCACCCTTGCCGCCGTGGTGGTGATGCTCATGACCCCGCCACGCAACATCCGTGAATGGATGGTCGGGCTCATCAGTACGGTCGTGTCCAGCATCTGCGGTGGCGCAATCACCATCGAGCATTTCCAGTTGCACCAATGGGCGTTTTCCACCATCGGGTTGTACGCCATGGGTGGGGTGATCTTTGCCTGTGGCCTGCCGGGCTGGGCGGTTGTTCGCTGGTTGTTCAACTTCATTGATGAACGCCGTGATGCATCCATCGACCAGGTGGCCAAAGATGTGAAGGAGCTGCTGTGAATCCCAGTGAATTCATCATGCGACTCACCACGGCTGCCGTTGCATCAGCTAAGGCAAGTGGCGTTCCCGCCAGTATCACCATTGCACAGGCGGCACTTGAGTCTGGTTG